CCCCCCCCTCCCCCCCCCCCCGCGTCAGCCCGCCGGCCTTATGTTTATCGTCTAACGTTAATCTCTATACGTTCACTATATACCGCATATCGTTTATCGTCAAGCGTTAATTTACAGACGTTAACTTTTACGCTATACTCAACGTATACTATCGGAGGTGAGCGCAACAATGGCGGTAAAAATCGTCCTAAATGAAACGTTAGAAAAGGCCGGTATCACACGCAACGCCCTCGCAAGGGAAGCGCGTGTCCGGCCGAATTTGATATACGATATGTGCGACGGTAAGACGCGGCGCATCGAATTGGAAACGCTGAATACGCTCATATCAACGCTAACCGCGATGACCGGGCGGCCCCACTTCCTCGCGGACATACTCGCGGACGGCGGCGAATAACTACGCTGCGGTCGGTAACTCCGAGGTCGAAGGCGCGGCTGTTTGCGTTTCTGCAGCGCTGTAATAGTCCACAACGATCCGATCCTGCCACGCGAAGTCTAACGTATTAACCTCTTCGCCTTCCCACGCTATTTCCTTGCCAGCGCCGAGCGTTAACTCGTTCCAGCGGTAAGGGCCACCCACATACGTACGGCTCGCGTCCCAGTATCCGTCGCAGGTATTATTAGCGTGCGAGAACATAAACGCACTGACGTCCTTAACGCTGTGCCACGAAGGAATATGCGGGTATAGATTCGAGCGCGTGAGATAATCGTCAGTAAAATCCGCTAACAATTCGTCGAGCTGCGTTAGGCCATCGCCCCATTTATCCGTTGAACGTCCGTCTTTATCGTAGCCGATGTCCGTTATCTTCGCGAAGTAGGCCGGCGGCTGCCCTGCGAGAAACTTAGCGCCGAAATCCGTTATATCTTCGTAGCCGCCGCGCTTAAAGTTCGATCCCCAGCGTGTTTCTGCGGAAGGAATCAGCGGAGTGCCGGGCGGCGCTTTACGTACGATGAGTATCTGCGTCTCAATCGTTGTACCGGTTAACGCAAATGTTTCGCCGGGGAGTCCGATCGTTGCAACGTGCCAGCACGTATTGTATAGTAACTGACGGATTTTCTCCGCGTAGCCGGCGTAGTTGAGACCCAGCGGAAGCACGAACGCAATGTAACCGCCTGGCTTGACCGCTTTAATCGCGAGCTCAATAAACGCAGACTCCGATTTCCCCTTCGCGCGTCCCTTCGCTACTTTCAGCGTTTCGAACGTATCCGGGATATCCGCTGCGTCTACGTCGATACTCACGCCGTACGGAGGATTGCCGATCACATAATCGTAATAATCGCGGCGGCTGTGCAGGAACGCATCGCCCCGGATAACGTTGGCCTGCGGATATATAAGTGACGTTACCTTTGCGCTAGTCTCGTCGAGTTCAAGCGCTGTGATTTCTGCGTCCTGCGGCAGGTGCTCGATGAATACGCCGGAACCTGCGCTGGGTTCGAGAAAACGGGAGCCCTGTGGAAATGAACCTCCGCTAAGACCCCGCAATGCTTCCGTTATAAATCGCGCAACGTGAGTAGGCGTATAGAACGCTCCCCCTGCGTATGCGTTCGGTAGTAGTCCGCCAGTTGATGTATAGTTATCGCGGAGAAACTGGACGTCTTCCTCCGTAATGTCAACGCGTGGCTTCGCAACAATCGCCATACTGCGTACATTTCCGTCCCATCTAGCGCGCGACGCTTTGCCCATTACGCCGCCTCCCTTACGTTATCATCCGCGCTCTCTACCGTAATCTCATTCACCGCGCTCATATCCGCCAGCCAACGCGCCCCAATCCCGCATTTCTGCGTAAACGGCTCCGTAAGCTCCCCGTCCGTTTCCCGCAGATTATACGTAACGACCGCGCCTGCCGCTGTATCCCGCTTATAACGGACAGCCCGCGCCTTATTGCGTATCTTAGCGCCAGCATCGACCGCGTTATTCTCGCCCGGCGAACGCTTCCTCCGCCCGGCTCCCGTACGACTATTGCGCCCATCAGCCGCCAATACAACGCCGGCCCCTTGCGGATCATCGTCCCGTATCGGAGTCTCACCGCGCATATTCGTGGCTTCGCTACCGCGCCGGCCCTCGCGCCTACGTTCGAGCTGCGTATCCGAGTATATCGGATATTCGTTGTGCTGCGCTTTGTGCGCGTCCTCGTCCGCGAGCTCATCGTAGAGCACAACGTTAGTCAGGCGGTCCATAAGCGCGGTACTCGCGGATACCGGAGTCGGCCGCTGCCCGGGACAGCCCTTCGCGTACCAGGCGTCAAGCGCGTATTGGTTAAACTCGCCGTGATCGCGGTAATAGGCGACCTGAATCGCAGCGACAACGAGCATACGCGTCTCGCGGTCGCGGATATCGTAAGTCGCGCCGTTATATGCGTAAGGTATCGGCGGGGCCGCGTCCGCTTTGAATAACGCTCTCATCGCGGATTCTAGCGCTTCAATAGCGGCGGTCGTGCGTTCGATGTACGTTTGTTCTGCTTTAGGCTGCATCAATTGCGCCAGCTCCTTCCGTGTTTAAACGTGCGTTTGCGATGTCTACGTGTGCCGGCAACATGTCGATGCCTACGTAATTAAATCCGTCCTGGGCCGCAGCTACTAGCGTTGTGCCGGAGCCGGAGAACGGGTCGAGTACCGTACCACCTGGCGGAGTGACTAGCGTAATCAGCCACGACATGAGCGCGACAGGCTTAACGGTCGGATGCGTGTTCGGGACGGGACTATGCGAACCATTCACGCAGGAATTGCGGTCGCGCTTCGACGCCTTCTTCGAGAGTTCCGCAGGGCTGACGTTAAAGTACGGAGAGTAGAACGCGCCGTTATCGGCTGTCACGCAATTTGCCGGGAAGCGTCCGGCTTCGTCCGGAGTATAAGCGACACGTTCGCGCTGGCCGAACGTATTAACCGTCGGGCTGCCTTCGTCACCTGTAACGCCGTATTCCGTGCGGTCCCCGTCGGTGCGACCAATCCGGCAGCCTGCGATATTAATAGCGCCGGTTCCGTACTTTTCGACCGTTTCCGCGACGGTTCCAGCGAGAGGTTTACGCGCGACGATAATCGGTTCGTGTGCGGGCTTGAGTGCGGTTCCCCATCCGTCCCATTTGCGGGCGAGTTCGGTTGCGGGTGCGGTGATGTCTCCGGACTGGCCGGAATAGTCCCCGTAGGCGTTCGTGCTAATTGCCGTTGATCGTTTAGCGGCCACAGAGTCAAATCCTACTACCTTTCGCTCAGCCCCTGCAGCCTTGTCTATTGCTTTTCCTACGTCCATACTCTTCGGGAATCCGTTAAAGTACAGCCACTCGATAACATCGCGTATCTCAAACCCGCCAAGCCGCAGCGCAATCGTCATTAAATCCTGCGTACGAGTTCCCGCAAAAACCAGCGCGTGACCGCCCGGCTTAAGTACGCGGAGCACCTCGCGCCATAAATCCGGATGAGGCACGAACGAGTCCCAAGCTTTCCCCATAAAACCGCCGTGTCCGTGATCGTACGGTTCACCCGCTAGCCACTTCGTTAACACTTCGCTAATGTCCGGTTCCTTCGATAATCCGTATGGAGGATCGCACACGACGCTATCAAAGAACGCGTCAGGATAGCCGCGCAATACCTCCGCGCTGTCCCCGCATAAAACTACGTTAATCTCCATCAAATTCAGCGCCCCTTTAGTTGGTATATTCGTAGTGTCCGTGTGAAACGACGTCCGGTCCCGGCGGGTCTTGGAACACCTGTACTCCGAGCCCTTCATACTTGTGTGCGTCCTTTACGTAGTGCACCTCTCCGACCTTGTACCAGTTCCATTCCTCTGCTTTTGTGACTTTAATCTTATTCATGCTGCCCCTCCTCTTGTTTTTGTTCGTCAATTAGGTTTGCCACTTGCAGAACATCGTCTGACAAGGACAGTGCGGCATATCCGGCGCTCAGCCAGGGTCCGCCTATCAGCAAGTGTGTGACTTTTCGTTGGCACGACCTGCCTGTGTATGAACCTTTTTGTGCGTCATATTCCCGGAGCCATAGAAAGTCCCCCACACGGAAGTCCCGGTCTAGCCGACGCAGCTCCACTACTTTTCGCATACTCAAGTCCGGAGACACGACTGCTTCATAATGCTCCGGCCAGGTCTTGAGTGAGTGCACCCGATGTACTCCCCAGTCCGTACGGATCTCCACCGCAGGTTTTAAGTTATCCATTAAGCCGCCTCCTCTTCCGTAGTTTCTTCGTCCAGATCGTAGCTAACCGTAATCTCGCCGTACTCCCACCGCTTATACACCGCCGCTATTTTATCCGCAGCCTCACCGTAGAGCTTAGCGGCCGCCTGCTGCGTTATGCCCATAATAGAAGCCGCGTCTTTCTGCGTCATATCCGCGCCGCTGACCCACGCGAGTGCTTCCGCCTGGCGCGGCGACAATTCCGCTGAGTTAATCGCGCTATGCAAGTCGATGAGCGTGTCCGCTGCGTTATAGTCTCCGGTGAATCGTGCGCTGCTTACGTGGTGGCGATCGCGGAGGAGCTTACGTACGCCCTCTGCGTCGGATAACGTGTATTTAACTTCGTATGTGCGTGCGCCTTTGTCTACGTCGATTTTTACACTTCCGATAATAATCCGCTCCCTTATAACGGTCAGGCCGGCGCAGGATTACCGCAGCCCCGCGCCAGTGCTGCCGCTTATTATGAAATATTCTAACGCTGAAACCTGCGAATACTATAGCGCAATTGTCCGCTTAAGATGCGATTTCTCGCATTAATTCCGTTTCCGCCTGCACATACTCGTCTTCGCAGCGTCCGTCATGCGTTTTATATCCGCCAGCGAACGACGTACACGCGTCGCCTACGTAAATCTCGCCGTCACACCATGCGCAGTAAGCGGAGACGCGCGGTTCATCCGGCGGCTGGAAGCGTTCGTCCATCGGGCTCCACATTACGCAGTCTCCCGTAAATCTTCCGCCAAGGCTGCGTTAAGTTGCTCCGCCAGCGCGACTCCGATCACGTAGGAGACGCGCGATGCGACTCCGTTTCCGACAATGCGATATTGCGCGGATAGCGAAATTGTGTCCGGCAGCACGTACGTATCAGGTACGGATTGTATGCGCAGGCATTCGCGGACGGTGAAACGGCGCGGTCTATCTTGCGGGAACTCCGCGAAATTCTCAACCTTCGCACGCACTATTCTGGCTGGCTTGTCTGGGGAGTCGTTGTATCCTTGCTGATGCGCTTTTGCGTGAGAAAATTGGGCCTCTGTAATAGGGTACTCAATGTGATTGCGTTGGACAGACTCCTGCGTATGCTTCTGATCATATGGCTCCGGCAAGTCACCGATCACATCGCGCAGCACTTGCGTCCGGTATTCCTCTGCGCCAGGCTCCGGAAACTCAAACGTAAATCCGATATCCTTACGCACGCCGACGATAAACACGCGTTCCCTCTTCTGCGCGACGCCGTAGTCCCAAGCGTTGATTAAACGCCACGTAACCGCGTAGCCGATCAGGTCAAACTCAGCGAGTAGAGCGTCGAACGTTGGGCGGTGCCTCTTCGTGATCAACCCCTTAACGTTCTCGAATACGAAGGCTTTCGGCTGCTTGCGTTCGATTATCCGCAGGTATGTCCAGACGAGTTTACCGCGCTCGCCATCTTCGCCAGCACCTGCGCCAGCAACGCTATAGTCCTGACATGGCGGGCCACCTGCGATGATGTCCGCGTCCGGTATCCGTGCCTGCAGCGCCTCGTCCGTAATGTCTCCGCAGATTACGTGGTCGCCGATGTTATAGGCGTACGCTTCTGCCGCGCGCTTATCGAAGTCGTTCGCGAAGGTGATATCGTAGCCTGCCGCTTGCAATCCGACCGCCATTAAGCCGCCTCCGCAGAATAACTCGGCTACCGTTAAGCCGTTCGTGGGAAGGCGTGGTGTTACGTTATAGTTGCGTATGGTTACCGTCTCCTTTTCGCTGATATATACGAGTCCGTTCGGAGCGCCTTTCGCCCACTGCGTTAATACAGCGGAGGAAGGAGCGTCCATTGAGGCTATCGGATGCTTGCGAATGTACTCCGCGTAACCTCCGGCGGCCATTTTCTGCGCTACCGCTGTGCTAAGCGGCTTCGGGTAGTGATTCGCAATCACCAGCGCTCACCTCCGTTTTAATTGCCGCTAAGAATCCCGCGTTATATCCGATATCCCGTCCGGCTAAGTAACCGCTATCGTACGCATTGGCGACGGCCTTCGCGATAACCACGTCGTATATTACGCGCTCGGCTTCGCTCATCACGCCGCCTCCGAGGAGGAGCGCAGCGACTCCATAATCTCGTCAATCTGCGCATAGAGCTCCGCCAGCCCCGCGTCATTCGTTACGGTAAAATCAGCCGCGTATCCGTCGAGCGCCGTTTCCGTTCCGTGGAACAACTCCGCGTATTCGAACGTGTCCCCCGAGTTGACTGCGCGTTCGATGCGTAGGCCGTCCGGTGCATCTACGCGAATTAGGACGTAAGAGCGTGCGGCGAGCGCTTCGGCCTCGTTTAACTGCCTGCAATCCGTTACCACAGCGCGGAATGGCGCGGTAGGAATGTGCGGAGCGTGTTCCCGCAATGAAGCGTTACAAGCTGCGCGATCCCCCGCGCGCCAATCGATAGTGGCGAGACACTTGCGTATCCAAATTCCGTCCTCTACCGTTCTGCACGCCTGGCCGAACGTTTGATAGAGCGCACGCGGCTTCGTACCGGGCGCAGGCTCTCCGAAGAGTTCGTGTGCATAGCGCTTAAGCTCGTCGCCGAACGCAAACCGTGTGTATCCGTATTTTTCCGCGAGGTAATCGCCAACCGTATCCTTCCCGCTGCGAAGGCGTCCCAAAAGCGCGATGTTAGGCAACGTCATTCAACGCTCACCTCCGGAAGTAAAATCGCGACCATCTTGCGGAACTCGCCGGCGGGATGCCATACGCTATCCTCGTCTTGACCGCAGAGCCGGCGGACTTTACGGCCGTTCGACCACACGTTGAGTACGTCGATCTCAGCGTCAAGCGGCAGCGCGTTAAGCATCGCGATTACTTCGTTGATCGGGCGCTTCATATTACGCAGCCCCTTTCAGCGCGGAGGAAGCAGCGGATTGTCCGCCGTCCTCCCGTGAGTCATCCGTAATACGCAGGGGCTTACCGAGTTGTGAGTTAGCGAATTTCAGCGATAATTTATCGCGGTCACTTACGATATCATTCACAATCGTAAATGACGCGGACTTACCGGTCACAATGTCACCTACGCGAACCTCCGTTGGCCCCGGCGCGTTCAGATACTCCGCAGGGACCGCTAGGCCGAGTGCTCTCCGAAGGCTAATCGCGCGACCGATTGCCGCATTGAACGTTTCGCCCGGAGCACAACGCGCTTTACCACGATAGAATACTCGTTGACTACTGATGCCTTTGATCAGCGCAACGACCGTTCTCTTCTCGCGATTAACGATAAACTCGCAGGTGTCCGTTATGACCACTCCGCCACCTTCCGTAAACCATAAGCTCGGCGAATAGCCTTCCCGGCTCGGATAGTTGCGGTTAAGAAGCGCTTCGACGTCAGCCTTCGCACGCTCAACGATTTCGTCGCGAGTCTCTTGAGGCGATAGTGCCGCCTCTTTAACGGCCGCGGACTTCATAACGCCGAGCCCCGCGAACGACGGTAACGTAGTATCAACGGGACCGGACGCGACTTTGCGCTCAGTCAGCGCCTTAATCGCAGATTCTAACGTGGTGATCTTCGCCTCGGCCTGCGTGAGTCGGAGCACGAGGCTGGCAACGTTGGCGACCGCTTGGGACTCGGCGGGCTGATCGGAGAGTAAAGGCGTAGGGGCGGCGGAGGCAGCCGGTTCGAGTACGGCGTACTTACCGTTAGGGTATGTCCCGTAGCAGCCGTCGAGGAAGCAGATCCCGTCGTCCTCAATGATTGCGGATTCATGCACGGTAGCGGCCTGCCCTACGTTAAACACGAGGTTTCCCTTCGTAATAATCACGCGCTCGCCTACCGCAGCCTTACGGTCGACCATTCGATATGCGCGGCTAACTCCGTCCTTATCGTCGATGCGGATAATATCGGAGGCTTCGAGAACAACGTACTCATCTGCGGGAAGATTGAGCGTAGAGCCATCGCCCCACTTACCGTCCGTATCTACGAGACCGTACGATGATAGGCGCGTTACCGTGTGGATTCCGCCTGCTCTACGCTCCCCGAAGCGGATATCCGAGGTGACCTTAATCCGCTCGCCTACGATCGCCTTCCGCTTAACTTCGCGATATTCACGTAGGACGCCGCCGAGTGATTCGTCGGGGAGGACGGTGATAGGCGCAGAGTCGGCTTCGTCCGGGACGATTACGCAGTCTTTGAGTTGCACGTACCCTTCGTTTCCGTTCGGAGTTTTCCCGCAGATTCGGTATCCTGCGTAGCTGCAGACGTGACCGTCAATTTCAAAAATCTGACCGACCTTATCCGCATACCAAAACGTCTCTTTCTGCGCGCCTGTGATCTTAATTTTCATTAATAATCGTCTCCCTTATCGTTTAATTTACGTACTCCCACCGTTCGCACCGTTGGCGCGGTTTGCGCGGCGGGTTTGTTGCGTCAGGAAAGGCGTTTGTACCGGACGTAGGATTGCCCGTTTCCTGCGTCCCCGTTACGTCTTTCTCCGTTAATAGTCGTCCTGTGCGTCAATTAGCGCCATTGTTGCCGCGTCATCCAGCGTAGCGATTAACGCACGCCGCTCCGTATAGTTGACGCCGGATACCGCGCTGTACGTATCTTCCGCGAGTCGTCCCGGTCCAAGTGCCGCCAGTACAACGCCTGTTACGTGGCCGGCCCGCGCCAGGCGAGCGTAGTGTTCGAGCGTGTCGGCGACTGCGTTAGGGAACGGGATGATTTCGGCTGACATTAGCGTGCCTCCTTTTGCGCTGCAAGTTCGTTATACTCCGCGATCCATTCGTCGGGTATCGGCAACCATGCGTCCATATAACGCTGAACAGCGTCCTTGATCTCGCACATCCGCTGTGCCTTCGAGATGTAACGCGGCTTTAATCCTAGCGGTGGTTTAACGCGTGCTCCGTTCATCCGTACGCCTCCTTTACGTTAGTATTGCGAATAGTCCGTACCAAAACGCCAAGCATACGATAATTACGATGGCCCATACGATGATGAATTCGTAGTTAGGGCGTTTCATACGCTGACTCCCGTATGTCCGAACCCGCCAACTCCGCGCGTAGTCTCGGTTAACTCCGCAGCCTCTACGAAGTTAACGCGCGGATACGGAATAACGAATGCTTGCGCCACTTTATCGCCTTTCCGCACGATGTACTCTCCGCCCAACAAGTTCACGCCGACCGCCTCTTCTCCGTTTAGGAACGTCGGCCATTCGCAGTACTCGTCGATTGAAAGCGCTGGCCGCGTATTATCGAACATCATCGCAACTTCCCCGCGATAATCCGAATCAATTACGCCGATTCCGTTAGGCTGCCGCAGCTTTGTCTTAAGCGCGATCCCTGACCGCGTACACACGAGCATTACGTAGCCCGGCGGAATCTCAAACGCAAGGCCGAGCGGTACTTTAGCGGTCTCACCTGGCGCTATAATCACGTCTTCCACCGCAACCAAATCGAAGCCAGCCGCTAAGTCCGTTGCATATTGCGGTATTACTGCGTCCGGATGCAGACGCTTAATATTTACGTTAATTCCGTTTTCCACGCGCTCACCTCTCCGTAATTGTTCGATTAACTCCGTCCGCCGCCGTCTGCGATCCGCCATGATGTCTGCCTGCTTGCGGTCAGGGACGCGGCGGGCTCCGTTAAAGAGCGGTTCGCTCATAACAGCGCCACGACTAGCGCCCGCACCGCAATGGCCCCGGCGATGACTACGAATAAGGCCGCCCAATCACGCGCTGATTCTTCCGCCGCTGCGCGACGTTCATCGACCGGCTTAACGCGGTAGCCGCGCGGCGTGCGTTCGATATCATACGTTGTCATAGCGTTAGCCTCCTTTACCATTCGAGCGTGTCCGCGTGCTGCGCCAGTTGTCCCCGGAAGTTAACGGTCAATTCGCAAACCTGCGCGTACGGCTCGCTGCGGAAGTGTTCGATATACGGTGCGAATCCGGACTTGCTAACGTTCTGCAGATCGCATTGTTCCGTATGGCCTTCGAGAATAACGGTGCAATCGTCGTGGATTCTAGTAAGAAGTTTTTTCAACTCCCCGCGAGTAAAGTTCTGCGACTCTCCGATGATGACCGTTTTCCCTTTAATGTTCGTACCACGAGCGAAGATGTGGCTCATCGGGTATACCCACGCTGTTCCGCGCTTCAATGCCTCCGCATTCTCCGGATCGAATATCGCTTTCGCCGGGTCCTCGCCGATCTCGTACAGCGCGTCATGCAACGGAGTGACGTATGCGGATTCCTTCTCGCGCTGATTGCCCGGACGGAATCCCATGCGGCCCTCCTCAACCGGACTGAACACGTAGACTAACGGTTTGCCGAGGAGCTTGGCGGCCGCTACAGCGAGCGTTGTCTTACCGGTGCCGGACCGCGCATTGACTAGCGTTAGTTGGCGGTCGAATATCGAGTTTACGTAAATGCGCTGTTCGTCCGTCAGCTTATCGGCGAATCCGAAGAACATCGAATCTTTCGGTAGTGGCATACGTTGGCCTCCTCGTTTAATCTGCGTTCTGCGTACGTTCCTCGATTACGAATATTGCGCCGCGCTGCTCAACGATATCGTATTTCTGCGCGTCGATAACGCTGCCCGGCCGGAGTGTGACTTCGTGGCGGACCGCTACCGGCTCCGGGTACACAGCGCTGAACACTACGCCGAGCAGTCCGACCAACGCCAGCAGCGTGAATATTACGCCCATTCCGTACTCTTTCGTGGACCAACCCATTACCGCGAGCATTCCGAAAAGTAAGAAGATCACGCTGCCGACAACGATAGTAAACACGTCGTAAGTAACTCCGCCGCCATACGTATTCAGTACGTCCATTAAGCGGCCTCCTTCGCTTCTGCAGCGCTGTAGTCAACGTCGGTGTCGTCAGTGACTTTGTACTGCTTATCCGCAGCCCAACCGAAAAATCCGACGAGGTTAGCCGCGTAGTTACCATAATACTCACCGTCTTTATCGGGAAGCATCCGCTCGATTGTCTTAACGCCCACGAAATCGCCTTTTAGCGTGTGCAGATTAACGCGTGCTCCTACTGCGGGTTCCGGTTGCGGCGCGTCCGTATATTCGCTAGGCACCGTTAATCCGAGCGCTTTCCGCAGCGCGATCGCTTTGCCGATTTCCGCGTGGAATACGTCGGCTGGCGAACACTTAGCGTAGGCTCTAGCGAGTTTCCTACCGCTATGGCTGCCGATGATTTCGCAGACGACCGTACGCTTATCGCGATTAACGCGGAATCTAACGTTATAGAGCCTGCGGTAGAAGTCGTTACCGAACGGCAGCACCTCCGTTTGATTCTTACCGTTCGCGGTTAACTCCGCAACGTCAGCGGTCGCCTTTGCGATAACCTGTGCGCGTGTAATCGGCGCGAGCTGCGCGGGGCTCTCCTGCGTAATCTGCGCTTCCAAACCCGGCAGGATCGCGCGAATGGCTGCGGCGTTGTCCGCGACAAACTGGCGGAAGGCGGCGAAGAGGGGATCGGTGGATAACGCGGGCGTTACCGGTTCGAGAACGACGTACTCAATTCCGTACATACTTGAGCTATACGAGATTAACCCGGCAAACGCACGCTCCCTGACGGACCAAATGTCCCCCTGCGCATCCGCGTGTTCAACCGTGAGCTCATCGCCGACACGTAGTCCGACGTTGTGAACGCCTACGATCTTAATCCGTTCTCCCACCGCTGCCTTACGTTTAACTTCGCGATAATTTTGCGTTTGTTTGACGCTAGTCATATTTATCGTTGCCTCCTTCGTAGTTGAGCGCTCGGTTAACGTGTCTCTCGCGCCCTATACCGTATTAATCGTAGTCGTCCGGAGCTCCCGCACCTTATAGCGGAACTTTATATAAAAAAAACGGAGAGTCGGCGAAATTAATCGCTAACCCTCCGCTTCGTCTCCGTATAATGCGCTGATTCCGACTGCCCCGATATTTGAGCGTAAGATCACGCTCGGCCTCAACGTAGTGCCCGTCTACGATAACGTCGCAGAGTTCCACTAATTCCCGTAGGTCAGGCCGCTTAAGTAACGTCTCATACACATATCCCGTATACGCCCACACGTTGCGGTCCGGACAGACGGCGCGGAATCTACGCACAAACTCCGCACAGGCCGCCGCTGAGAAGAACGGATCGCCGCCGCACAGCGTTATTCCGTCAAGCAGCGGATTAGCCGCGACTTCCGCGATTAAAACGTCCTGCAGCGCGGGCGTAAACGGACGGCCGTACGCGAAGTCCTGCGCCGCTACGTTATGGCAGCCGGGGCAAGCGTGACGGCAACCGCTGATGTAAAATACCGCGCGCATCCCATCTCCCTCCGTGATTGACTCCGCACAGTAGCCGGCGAGATTCATACGTGCCGTACGCGGTCCTCAACCTCCGCCTGCTTAGCCGGATTGAATCGCGTTTTGTAATCGCCTGTTAAGTAGCCGGTCACGCGGCGGATACGCGACATCGGGACGACGCGGTCCTCAACGCCGCATGACGGACACTCTGCGCCGATGATTCCTTCGTAGCCGCACGCCGGGCAGCGGTCAATCGGATGGTTAACGCTGAAATAGCCGATATCCTGCGAGAGTGCGTATTGGACCGTCCGCATAAAGGCGCGCGGATTATTGCGTGCGTTACCGTCGAGCTCTACGTATGAGATTGCGCCCGCATTACATAGCGCATGGAACGGCGCTTCGAGTTCGATTTTACGCGCGGCTGTGATCGGATAATATACGGGAGTGTGGAATGAGTTCGTATAATAATCGCGGTCGGTTACGCCGGGGATAGTACCGAACTCTGCGCGGTCAATCTTCGTAAACTTACCCGCGAGTCCTTCGGCAGGCGTCGCGAACAGCGTAATGTTCAGTCCGTACGCCTCCGACGCGTCATCGCAAAACTCACGCATTCTGGCGATAACTTCGTGCGCCACCGCGTAGACTTCCGCGCTCTCTCCGTGATGCTTACCGTAAAGCGCCGTCATACACTCCGCTAATCCGATAAAGCCGAGCGCGAGCGTTCCGTGCTTAATGAGATCGCGCACATTATCGTCCGGATCGAGCGCTTCTCCGCCTTCCCATACGCCCTCACGCATCATGAAATCGGAGGCTCGCGCCGGCTGCTGCGCTTGGATTCCGTAACGGTGGATAAGGCCGCGCACAGCTACGTCCATATAGCGGTCAAGTTCGGAGAGGAACCCGTTCATGGCCGCTTGTTCACCGCGTGCGCCCGTTACGATTCCGTATTCGAGTCCGAGCCGTACGAGATTCAGCGTATTGAACGAGAGATTACCCTTACCGGATTGGTGATTGCGGCCGAAGCGGTCGGCGATCGTACGCGTCCGGCAACCCATCGTCGCGATAATCGTATTCGGGTCCGCTGGGTCGTAATACTGCAGATTATACGGAGCGTCCACGTTAACGAAGTTCGGGTACATTCTCCGCGCGCTGCATTCGACGGCCCGTACGAAGATATCGTAATTGGGGTCGCCGGGCTCCTGGTTAACGCCGCGCTTACACTGCAGAATCTGCTGCGGAAATATTGGCGTTTCCCCTGCGCCGAGCCCGGCAATGGCCGCGTCCAGCAGCGCGAACGAAACCATGCGGCCCTCCGTCGACGTACACATTCCGTAGTTAAGCGAGGTAAATGGAATCTGTCCGCCGGCCCGCGAGCTCATCGTATTCAAATTGTGGATCAGCGATTCGGCCGCTTGATACGTTTCGGCCTCCGTCTCGGCCCGCGCGTATTCGTATGAACGCGGAAACACTTGCGTCAGGTCGCGGTTATCGAGGAATAACTCCGCGTCGGCTACGTGGGTATTTTCGTGGAAATAGCGCTGAGCCTTGCGGAAGTGTTTAACGAAGGACTTGCGGACGTACGGCGCGAGGTCCCAATCGATTTTATTACCGCTGACACCGCCGTATTGTGCGTTCTGCTGCGATTGGAATATGATCGCTACGAGCGCCATCGCGGTCATAATCGAATTAGGATGGCGGACGGAACCGCTGCCCGTATTGAATCCGTTAGCGAGCAGACGGTCGAACGGAATGAATATACAATTCGTTGTGCCGAGCGCGTATTGATCGAGGTCGTGTACGTAAACGTGTCCGCTGTCAATCGCGCTGACCAATTCCGCCGGCATTACGGATTCACGCGCGTACCACTTCGAATACTCCGATCCAAACTTCGACATCTTACCGCTGAAAGAATCTCCGTTAAGGTTAGCGTTTTCCTTGAGGATTTCCGCATCCTGTGCGTGGATAATACGTTCACCAATCTCGTGTAAATGCGTAGTCAAATATGCGGCCTCCTATTCGTTAAGGTGCGCGGTCGTCTCGTCATACCTGCGCCGCGCATCCGTTAGTTTTCGTTCTAAGTCCGTAAGTAAAGCGCCGTAAACCGCGAGGCTACGTTCGAGCTCCGCGATTTCGGCGAGTTGTGCCTGCGCTAGTTGCGTTGTGAGGCGGTCCGGCTGCGTCATGTCTCGAAGTCTTCCGCAGCGAAGGCGCTTATTAGTTCCGGATACTCGTAGTTGCAGTCGTCGAATATACGGTCTCGCGCATCATCCGTTAGCATTCTACGGTCAACTCTCGCGAAGTTGTATCGCGTAATCAGCCCGTATAATATCTCCGGAGTTTCGTGCGAATCATCCGAAGCAACTTGCCCCACGCTCACTCCGTTAACGTAGAACGCGGTCCCGTCGTCATACCCCGTTTCAATTACGGTTAACACATCCGTCTTCATGCCGCAATCCCTCCGATTTCATCGATCATATTTTCGCGCAGTAAATACGATAGGCCAACCGCGCATGCGTCCGCGTCATCGTATCCCGTCCGCCACTTATACCCGTCCGCCAAGCGCAGATACTTCCGTACGCCTTCCGCTACTTCCGGCTTCTCCGCTTTACCGCTGCCAGCAACGTATTTCTTAACCGACGTCGGGCTCAGCGCGGGTTTCAAGTCCTCCGCCTGGTATCCGTACGCCGCTAACGCTTTGTCTGCCGCTGCCCATGCGCTGAATATCGTTTGCGTCGCGCGCTTGTTCCGGCCGGACGTAAAGTCTTCGCGGACTACGATGTCAAACGGGCGGTGTTCGCGGAGGAAGGCGGCTACAAACGTCTCGACCGTGTAATTGCGCACTGCATCCGTATCGGCCGTCGATGTCGCAACGGAGGAGCACGCGATTAAGTGCGGCGTGCGCCCCCGGACTTCTAGCGCAGCAATGCCGGGACTTAGCGATAAGTCGAGCGCTAGGATGCGGAAGTTAAACTCCGTCTTCTTTACGATCGCTTCCGCCTCCTTCCGCTTTAAATCCGAGAATAAACGCTGCGATTACAAACGCCGCGAAGACAACGCGGGCATAGATGGGGCCGGACGTTAAGCCGGACGCAGCGACTACGAGGCCCAATCCGATAGCTCCGCACAGGCCGACGTAAAAGACTCCGTTAATTATCCGTTTCAACATCCGCGTCACCTCCTTCCGCTATCAGCGCAATGATCCGCGCAGCCGATTCGTCAAGTAACGCCAGCAACTCCGCCGTAGACGTCAGGCGGTCGAACGGTTCAATCGCGGTCATCAGCGCGTCAATCTGCGTAAACGTCTCCGCGCTGAGTAGTTCATCCGCCGGCTTATCCGTAAGCTCCTCCGCCAATGAGCCGAGTGCTCCGAACGTGATTAATTCGCGTAGTAGTTGCGTGTTTATAGCGCTCATATTTACGCCGCCTCCTTCGCTGACTCTTCGTATCTAATCCGCTGAATCTCCGTGAGCGCTTCGATTGGTCCGCGTTTCTTCCAATCCGGCAGGCTCGACCGGTTAATCGCGCTGACTTTCCGTTCAATGACTGCGATTTCCTCTTCCGTTAAGGACAGCGCACACGCACGCTTGAAATTGTTAAACGTGAAATTTTCGATATCGAGAGGCGGCGGCGTCTTCTCGCTGACCGCGTGAACAATGTCCGCGAATCCATCGAATACCTCTGCGCGCATCTCGGCCGTAATATACAGGCCGTACGCCTTGATGTCCGGAGTCTTAACGAAGTCCTCGGCGGTCATTTCCCACGCCTTTTTAGCGCAGTTAACGTAGAGGATCACGTAATAATCGACGCTGTACATTTGCGAGTAACAGACCGTTTGCTTAACGTGCTTCTCGTCCGGACCGTTGCGCGTCGAGTATTCGGACGTTTTGGCCGACGTAGTTTGCTTCGATTTAACTTCGAGGCCGACGCGCAGCACCTCGCCGTCATCCGTCCGATACAACATAATTCCGTCGCAGAATCCGAATAGCGAGAAGACAGCGCCATTATGCGTAATCTGCGTAAGGCCAGGCGCGAACTGTTCGAAGCGCGGCTCTCCCTGCGTGTTCCGTTCGAAGACAAAGCGCGGTTGCTCACCGGTGGCCTTTGCGTAGTATTTCTCCGCGAATAAGATATCGCGCTGTATCATATCGCCGACCTGCGTTCCCAAACGAGTCCAGCGACCTTTATGCGGAGATTGTACGGATACGTCCTTCTTCGCGCCGAGCGCCTTTTCGTAGAGTGATCGCGGACATGCGCCGGCTGCCGACGGAGAGAAGTACGGAACATTACGCGGCGGCCATACCTTGCGTGATTTATCCGTGAGGACAGCGGCGTACCATGCGTGTAGCTGCGCGTCGAGTGCGTCGTCATACGTTTCCGGTGCGGAATGCCAGGCGTTGAGATATGCGGTGAAGTCTTGCGCGATTTGATTAGCGATTGATTGCGTAATATTAAGCCGCCTCCTTCGTAATTAGCGCCCAGCCATACGCTGAACCTTTCTTCGTTTCTTCTAGCGTCCGGCTTGCGAGTTGCAGTCCGTTAATCATCGCGAACACGTCCGACATGTACAGCGGATAACGGTTGCCGTCCGCATCCTCAACGATAAGGCCGGCGCTGGACCGCGAGCTGAACCAATCAACGACGGTGAAATCTCCGGTAATCTGATGTTTATCGCGTGTTACCTCCACGCCCCACTCACTACATTCATTACAGTAGCGGTAATGGAGCTGTGAAAGGTCTGCGCCACATGTCGGACATTGTACGGCTTTTATCTTGCTACTCTTCGCCATTCCTACGCAGCCCCTTCCGTTCTCTTAATCGTCCGTACAATTGCGCCCGGCGGCGTATACTTTAGCGGACGTTCCTCCGAGTCAATAACGACGTTCCTATACGCAATCCCCGCCGTGTCCGCTTTCTGTCGGAGAGCCGCGTAAACCTGCAGCGTAGCCTCTACGTCATTCATCGCGCGGTGGTGTCCGTTGAGCGGTACGTTGTATCTAGCGCAGACGTCAGCGAGCTTAGCGCTTTCGTCCGGATCGACTAGGCGGGACATGGCGCGAGTGCAGGCAAAATACCACGGCTTATAGTAGCGTGATATGAATGCGAAATCGAACGAGACATTATGCGCCACTATGTAGCTCCCGTGAGCAAAGTGTACGGCCGACTCCACCGCGTTAAACTCATCGGGAGCTCCATGCAAGTCTTCTGTGCGAATCCCGGTCAACTCCGTTATCTCTGGCGGAATTACAGCAAACTCCGCTGGACTGCCGGAACGTTTACGCGGCGTATTACGAGAGTAGCCGAGCGCTACGTACGTTTGAAACCGTCCGATTTCGCGGATACTACCGTCCGCTGAGACCTCCGCTCGGATAGCGGCGATCTCCGTAATGTGATCCGTAGTGTGATCGAGGCCGGTCGTTTCAACGTCGATTACCGTGATGATTTCGTTAGCTGCGTTCATACTTCGTCACCTCCACGTTTATTAAGCGCTCGACCAAGTCACCGAGCCCTGCGTAATCCACACGATAGTCCGCGCAAAATATCGCCGCAGCTTCTTCGGGTTCATCCGGTAAATCTCCGTTCTCAACCGCGCAGCTTACGTATTGGCGGATGGCTGCGTGGAGGTCGGCGTAATCGTCTTCGGTGAGTTGCATCATACGTAAACCTCCCCGTATCTATTCGCAAACTCCGGCAGGGGCCGGTTATTCACGTAATCCCATTCGTGCGCTTTATACTCGAACATCCAGCGCTTTTGTATCGCAACGTCCGTCACTAGCGGCAGGCTTAGCGTAGTCGTCTGCGTCATTACGTCGTTAATTAACGCGATCGTCTCCGGCGTTACTTGTTCGTCCGGAACGCTTACGAGCGCTTCGTCGTGAATGGACGCGTTAAACTCCCATCCGCGTTCTCGACAAATCTGCGCCAATCGTATTCCTATGCTCTTAAGGATGTCCGCGCCGGACCCTTGCACAACGGCATTGAATGACGCGCGCTCCCAATAACCTATGAGGCCGCGTTTCTCAGAGAGTACGTCAATCTCCGCCTGCAGAGCGTTGAGTCTGCTGTTATCCGCCGGAGTCAAAACGGACTTACTACGTAGCTGTTTTCGCTCAGTATATAAGCGGATTAAGCGCTGTTCGTTCTTGCCGGCCGCTGCTGCGGTGGACTTATAATCCGGGAATCGACGTTTCCGTCCGGATAGCGTTTCGACATACCCGTGCTGGCGCATGAACTCGCGAATATCGGCCACCATCGTTTTAAACGACGGAAACGTAGCGTCAAAGTTAGCGAAGAACATTTCCGCGACTTCCGCTGATACGTTCATTTTCTTCGCGAAGGCGGTCGGAGATTGATCGTATGATACCGCGAGCTGTCCGGTCTTCATCATCTTACGTGGCTGGAATGTGTGCGTCGGGTCGTACGCTTTATCTACGCAGAACTCCTCCGCGATATTGAACGTCATCATCGCCATCGTCGTATATAAGTCAACGCCGTCTACGAAGATTTGACGCATGGAGTTATCGCCGTATCGCGTATACATGATATGCGCCATGATGCGCGGCTCTATTTGTCCGAGGTCAGCGCCGACTAACGTAAACCCATCACGCGGTACGAATTGATTACGGACGCGATTGCCTGCGCCTTTTGACGGAAGGTTCTGAAGATTCTGGCCGCGTTTAACCTTGCGATTGTCGGCGATGAGCGTACGGACGATTGCGTGATAGTTGGCGTCAGTTATCGTCAGGCTCATTAGACATACGTCCTAACGCCGTAAGTCTCGTTCAAATGCCCACATATATCGTAGTAGTCTGATTCGGAAATGCCGCAGCTCTCCAAGAACTCTATGAAACTTTCACGCGCTGCATGTTTCGTTAGAGCGTACATTAGCTGGCTAAACACTTCGTTATTCACGCACTCGCCCCCGTTTCAAATTCCGCTAATATGTCGATAGGCCGTCCGCTGTACCCGCTCGAACTGTAGCGCCCGGTCGACGTTCCGCCGGACTTGAACTCCGAATGTACGCGGCCGTCCACTTCGATAATCGAATCCTTACCCGCGCTGCCTAACATCGGTTGAATGTACGTTGTCAGTAGTTTCTCGTACGCCGCAACGGTAGCCAGCGGCCGGAGCGCGTCCTCCTCCTCGTAATAAACGTCGAGGATCTCCGCCGCCGTACTCCGCGTCTTGCCGCGTTTAAACTGGCCGGTCCGGTCGCGTATGCCAAGGTGGTCGTAGATTAAGTACGCGAGGTGATTCCCGTTGGTTATCGTAAATTCCTCGACGAATGCCGGCGCGTGATCTACGTCAGGTGGCGCAAGCTCCTCGACCTCTAACTCCGCAAGTCTGGCGACCGCATTCGTATATTTCTTTAGCGTTGTTTTACCCGCCGTTTCACACTCCGCGATTATCGCGCGTTGTTTTTCCTGCGCTGCTCTATTCCGTTCGATGCGCGCCTGCTGCTTCGTACACCATTCCGCGATCTTTGCCGCGTTAAGTGTACGGTCCATCTTCCGAACGAACTCCGCGTCGATGTTATACGATGTGACCACGTCGGCCCGCGCCTTCTCAAGCAGCGGTTCAAACTCCGCCTCTAATTGCGCCAGGCCGTCGAGGTCAACTACGAAGCCGGACCGCGCTAAGAATACGTCGGTTTCCGGTAGCTTCGAGTCAATTTTCGCATAACATTCGAGCAGCTTGCCGGGTCCATCCGCCGAGGCCGCGCGCTTCATCTGCTCGAATTGCCACTCCGTAAACTTCCATCCGTACAGGACGTCCTTTATCGCATAGATTCCGACGAGTTCGATGCTGAACGGAGCCGGCGAACGGTTACCGAACATATCCTCGAACGTATAGATCGGCCCGTCAATACCGAAGAACCGGCCATACTTCGCGGTTAGCGGCTTCAAACCGTACGCCTCTTCATGTTCGTTGAGTAGGCGCATCGCGTCGAGCGAATCCCATACGCATCCTTGAATAACGTAGCCGTCCTTAATCGCGACGTGTAAGTCGTAGCGCGCCGATCCCATATGAAACGACTTGCCGTGCGCCGGCTGCGTGAGGTACGGGGCAATCGCGGCGAGAACCTTCGAACGCGTTAGCTGGCGGTCGGTTGATTTATGCGCGCTCAATTCGTCCAGGAACTCGAAACACGGCACCCCGCGCATGTCTACGTGACCATACGCAAGGTAATGGCCTTCGTCCAATAACGGTAGCCAAACGCTGTATCCGATCGAAACGTCAATGTACGTATCAACGCCGGTTCCCTCGAAGTCATTCGCGGTAAACGATTTAACGCCGAGCACCGCCCATCTATCCGGCCATTCACGCATCTGGCGGCGGCATTCCTCACGCAATCGCTCGACGAACGCCGGTAACTCCGCGTCATCCGTTACGATGTGAAAATTCGGCGGCTTCGTCCGCAACGTCTCCGCAATCCTTTCCGCACGTTCAGCGCGTTCCTTTTCCGCCGCCAACCGTTCGCCCGCTGCGATTACGTCCGCTTTCGTCACCGCCCCGCCGGACCGGAGCTTGGAAGTACCGGACGAGTAATTGCCCGCTTTACTCGTCCCCGCTGCTCCGGTCTTTACTGCGGCTCTTACGGTCTCTACGAGTTGGCGCTCGCGGTCCGTTAGTGACATGCGGCTGATACGTTCGATCGCTTCGGCATCCGTTTCCTCGGCGGCCTTCTTACGGCGTGTCGCTGACGCAACCCTTTCGGCGACGTCTTCCGGCGCTTCGGCTACGGTCGGGCTTCGTAAGTTGAGCGTTAGTTTAACGTCTATGTCCGCTCACTCCTTTCGTATGAGAATCGTTAGGCTGCGTCGTCGAAGCGCTGTTCGACCGGAGTTACTAGCTTGAACATATCTGTCTCCGCCCAATTTCCGCCGATTACTCCCGGAGCCTGTAAGCGGAACATTTCGTCAGATTCGTCCTTGTCTCCGAGCACAACGATGTCGCCTACGTTAATCTTATCGCCTACGCACAGTCCAGAGGTGCTCGTAACCTCTACGATATCTCCCGTTTTGTATTCGCCGACCTTACGTCCGATTGCGTTCCACTTCGCGATTTCCTGTAGAGCGAGAGCCGCTTCCTTCTCGGCTGCGGCGACTTCCTCTGCGGTCAGCACTTCGAATGCACATCCGTCGGCAAGGTACGTATGTCCGTCTGCTAACGCTTTTACCGTTCCGCTATCGTGATTCAGCCGCGCCAGTACTTCCGTTACTGTAGCGATAGTACCTACGGGCCAATTGCATTGACTGCGCGTAATCCGGATTTTATCACCGACATTGAACGCAGGCTTACGTTGTGCTAGAAACTCCGCTTCGGTCGCGGGCTCCGTCTGTCCAAGCGCCAGCAAGTTACCGATTTTACCGTCGGCTCTCTCCGCGTTAAACAGTCCGAATCCGTCCAGCTTCGTTACCTTAACGACGGAACCGACAGCGTAGTTATGAGTGCCTCCTTCACGTACGACCTTAACGTAATCCCCGACGGTCAGGCGCTCAGGCTCTTCGATAACTTGCGCTGTTACCGGTTCGAGGACGACGTACTCATCCGTAGCCACACACTCCGGGCCGCCTGCGTTGTCTACGATGAAAATATCACCGTCGCTATCTAACCGGACCACGTTAAATTCGTCACCGTTCTCGTAGTCACTCCAAGCACAAGCATTCACGATCCTAATACGCTCGCCCACGTCGGCCTTACGCTTGACTTCGACGTATACGACAGGCTGCGCGATAGGTTCGAGAACTACGTACTCCACGTAGCATACACACGCTCGGCCTTCGTTCATTCCCTGCGGATGCTTAACGAATACGTCACCGAAGCCGGCGGGCGCGTCTACTACGAACTCGTCTCTGTTTTCGTAGCGGCCATCGTGTTTACTAACAATACGGATGCGCTCGCCCTTCTCCGCCCAGCGTTTAACTTCGCGGTACTCGGCAGATGGCTCAGCGGTAACTTGCGCAACTTCCTCCGATACTTTCTCGTACACGTCGAACGCCAAGCCGTCCGTATCTAAATCGTCTCCGTCGTCATCCACGGTCTGTGCATCGCCGGCGAAGTCAATCTCGTCGACAAGATACGGCTTGCCTGACGTGAGGTAACTACGCGGTGCCTCCGGGAACACGATAACGTCACCTTCGCGAGC